ACCAAAAGCCTGAGTTGTTTGGGCTGCAGTATTAGTTCCTGTTGTAGTTCCTGAAGTAGTTTTTGTTGTTGTTCCAGCTTTAGGCAAAGCAGTAAAATTATAAGTTATTCCTGTATAGGTATGGTCTACATCAACCATAGAATAAGTTCCTGTTGTTGCATCAAACTTTAAAACTTGTTTTGTTGATCCATATCTATTTGGATCCCAATTTACTGTTGCTGCCATAATTTATCCTAATTTATCCTTCCTACTTTGTTTAAGGGCGTTGTCTAGTGTCAGGAGTTGCCTGAGCAAAGCCAGCTTCCCCTGGCAGCGGAACATTGCCCGTTCCGATGTTGCCACCTCCAGCTCCTGTATTATCTGTTGGCGAAGCTCCTGCAGGTGCTTGCATAGCAGGTCCCATTTGAGCTTGTCCTCCAGCAGCGGCTGTATTAGTTTGATTTCCATTTACCATCCCCATTATTTGTGCAAAAATTGCTGCCCGATCTGGATCATTAATTATTTGTTCAGGATCGATGTCCAACGATTTTGCAACTTCTTTTAGTATTGTATGCCATTTAACAAATGGTGCTAATGAAGGATTAGCCGCAGTTTGCATAAACGTCATAAGTCTTTGTGATCGTACTTCCTTTTGCATTAAAGAAGATGTTCCTCTTGCTTTAATTTCCAGATCACCTTTTATTTCGGGTCTATCATCATTGAACTGCATATTCCAGTAGAATAATGTTTTCCCCAGGGGCTTTAATAAATAGTCATCAATATTTTTAATAACTGTTTTAATACTTAAAGCTGCAGCTCCCATTAACATGGACATTCCTGCTGCAGTTCGTGTTGTTGATTGTATTCCTGTTGTTCCATGTGAATAAGATGGAATACCCGTTGCCTCATCGGCTAACTGTCTGAACCGATCAAACATCATCATATTTTCATTAGTGGTACTTGGAAATTTTAATCCATGAATTGCCTGTCCTGGCTGACCACTTTGTCTTCTAAATATTTTTCCAGGAAATACTTTCATATCCTGTCCTGGTACCAGTAAAGTTTCATCAATATCAAAAACTAAATTTCCTGATAGTGCCAAATTATCAATAGCCATTCTTGCATGGCCATTCATAATTTGCTGGGAATCTTCCATATTTTCTGGAACACCAATTCCAAAAAACTGATAGGGATTAAGTTCGTAAGGACATACCATGTAAGGAAGTCGTTTTGGTGTAAATGGATTTTCAGTTAATCTTAAAACCTTATCACCACAAATCCATGCATTAACCGAAACAACATCTAAATCATCATCATAGTCAAGACCAATTTCTTTTGCAATCCTTTTATCCAGTAAGCCCCAATATTCTAAAACTTCAAATCTACTTTTATATAAAGATTCAAGATTTTCCCTGTTGTATAAAGATGATTCGTATCCCCGTGCCTGATAGTTTGCCCCCATTTCCAGACATGACCGAATAGCATCTTCCCTGAATAAAGGACGTTTAATTAAATTTGCAAACTGCTGCCTGTTAAAAGAATGACGCTGAATAACATATTCTGCATCAGTCATATTGGTACAATTAGGATCAGAATAAAAATCCCAACAGGATACTGCTTCCAGTTTTGGAACAGTTTTTATCTTTGCAATATAAGCCTCTGTCCCAGTCTCTTCATCTTTCTTCCAATTATGATAAACTTTATCTTCATTGAAAGGCCCTTTTAAAATTCCTGTTCCTAAAAGACACATTTCAAAAAAGAGATGTCTTAATATTTTAATAGCTTCCGTTTCCTCTAACTGATCATGAAGTACTTTCTGTAATTTTTCAGCTGCTATTCTTGCAGGTTCAATCTGAGGCATTGATCTTGAATCAGGAGCAGGACCTTCATCTAATCCAATTGATCTGTATTCTTGAGCTAAGTTTTCCATGAGCATATCTGCAGTTGCTCCTTTTGGAATCTGTTGACCATCTCCAGGGAATCCGTAAGGATTTGGTAAATCCCCATTAGCTGCTGCCCCGTTAGTCTGTTGCATTTGTTGAGGTTTTAAATGAGCATACTCCGCCATTTCTTCAGGTACAGGAGTTGGTTCAACTCCAATTGGAAATTTTCCTGAACCAAATAAAACTTCTATAATCTGCCCGAATGCAGCAAGAACTTTTGTTTTTGTAATCTTAACAAAGACTTTAGATTTTTCACTATCACGAAAAGCGGTTTCAGGACCATAAAGTCCACGATAGTTACGGTAAGCTGTCAGCCATCTTTTCTCGTCATAGATACGAGAAGTTTCAGATTGCTGAAATTTACTTCGTATATATCCTATTAAAGGATTATACTCCTCTGTGTAAGGTTTCTTTGCCATTTTATTTTAAATCTCGTATATGATAACCTAATTCATCAGTGGCTTGTTCTCCAGCTTCTCCCATAGANAAATCTAAGTCTTCCATAATTTTTTTTCTAAGATCTAGCCAGTCCTTTTTTTCTGATCCNACAGCATGAAATTTTACTTTAGGAACAACTACTTTTATATCTTTAGCAACTTTAATATTTTTATTATCCTCTGTTTTGTACTTAGGATGTTCATTAGAATAAATCTTTGCCATTTATTTCTTTTTTTTAAATTTTCCTGTAGGTTCTGTAATTTGTACCTGCTTTTATTGCGTCCAACTCATGCTGTGTTAATGTAGGATTATCAGTTATTGTTCGTATTGTATCTAAATCATAATCTTTAAATCCTGCTGCTTTAGAAAGATTAAGAACTGATTGATTTACATCTGCAACAAGCACACGATCAGCTTTAGCTCTCATCGTATCACGATCATTTCCAGGTTTTCTTTTTTGCCTGTCTACCGCATCTGTTAAAGCCATGACTAGTAATCTCTTTCTTCTGCTTTTGTAAAAATAGATTTATCCACTTTTTCTTTCTTACCTGGTCTGTCATTAGAATCATTTCCTAAATCACCCTTGGTAATTTTCTTGTTTGGATCTATCTCTAATCCTTCACGATAAAGTTTTCCATCAGGAACATCAGACAGGTCTCCCTGTTTAATCTTTCCTTTATAGATCTCATTACCTGCAGGATATTTATATCCATATGGCATATTTGTTTCTCCTTATTGTTTATATTTTGGTTTTTCTGATTTATTTAAATACTCTTTTACTTTTGATGCAGTGTATTTCATTCCACTCCATATATTCTTAGCCTTTTTAATTGTTCCAGAAATACTGGTTGCTTNGTATAAATCACTTTNANTAAAAGGTATCTTCTTTTTNTACTCTTTTGTAATCCACGCTTTGGATTCTGGTGAAAAGAATTCACCACTTTCCTCAACGATTTTTAAATTCTTTTTAAATCGTTTTATATTTAATGGTTTCTTTTTTGGTAGTATGGCCATTACTTATATGTAAGTTTTTTCTTATATTTATTACTAAATTTTTTTCTTAACCATTTAGTTATGGGAGGAGTTCGTGGTCCCTCCAAGACTTGTCCACCTTTTTTATCTCTATAGACTCCCATCTTCAACAGTTTATCTTTTTCTAAACCTGCCATAGCAGAGCCACTGACACCTCTTTCTTCTAAAATATCTTCATGTTTCTGTATAAATTTTTGTGTCTTTTTTTCTTTACGTAATGCTTTACTGAGAGATTTTGATTTTTTAGTGTNACCTTTATAATCTACATCACCAATGAGTGGTAGCCNNATTGTTTTATCAGGTCTATTTTTTCTCTCATTTTTAAAAGCCGCCCTAATATTATGCTCTTTAATTTTTGATTTTTTATATGCAGATGTAAATTTATCTTCTGTATTTTTCTTAGCCTGATAATCTATTTCAGACTGTGGTTTTTTATCTTCAGCCATAACTAATACTTCCCTTTATCAGCTTTTTGCAGTAAGAGATTCTGAACATGTTCAGAACCTGATTTAGTAACATACTCCCCACCTTTATACAAAGAACCTTCTTCAGATGCTAAGTAATTTTTGGACTTGCCTTTACTGGGTGCATGTTTATCAAAGTCAATATTAGTTGGTGCCTGATTTGGCTGTTTGCCGTCAGGAGCCGAACCTAAATCACCTTGTTTAACTTTTGCTTTTGGATCGAAATTCATTTCCATTAGTATTCTCCTTCATCAAGATCAGAATCATCTGTTTTCTCTTCGAGTTCTATTAATAAGTTTTCTTCTTCTTCATGTAGATCTCGGATATCTTCAATGACATCTTGAATTGTTCTATTTTTCTTTTTCTTTTTTGCCATGGGTTCTCCAGTTTTATAGTTTTATTTTTTTAATTGATATTATATTTTTAGTTGGTATCGTAGTATACGACCCTCCTTGTTTAATTTCTTTAGTTTCTTCAAAACTTAAATCCGCCATAATNACTGTNGTNGTATTATTCCTTTCAATTAACCATCCAACACTACTACAAACAGCTGTTTTGGATTTTTTTATTTCTGAAATATATGACCATTCAGAGCACGATACTATATCTTCCCATGTTATTAAANCAAGATCATAGGGAAAATTTTTATGGTTAATTTCAGGAAGTTTTTTTATTCGTTTTTTTGACACCCTTTAATTTCCCCGAATTTTCCATTGCGTAAAATACAGATTTGCCCTTTTTAGGTCCGTATTTCTCAACCATGGTTTTTAGTATCTTTTTTCCCTTTTCATTTAATGCCATAATCAATATCCAAATATTCTATCTGACATTTCCTGCATAGGTTTTACAGGACGCTTAAATCTCTCTGCATATTTTGTATGTATAGGACGACTCATGCATCCATAACGTAAAGCATCATAAGCATGATCTTCTGCATCCGTATTTATATCCTCAGGATTATTTTCATCTAGGGGTAAAAGAGGAAAAGTTCTTATTAAATTTCTGCATGTAGAAAAGAATCTTAAACCTGGCTCTTTCTTTTTATCATCGCTAAGTTTCAACCGTTTATGAATTTCTAGTTTTCCACTTATACGACTTCTTGGTGTTCTATCCGAAGGTCGCCACTGGCAACCTACCTGAATCATTGTCTCTGCAATACTAGGTCCTATGTCTCCACGTCTTGACCAAGTACTAGAATCTAAAACTCCATAACGAATATACTCATCCTTTTCTAACATCAATACTTTTCGTGCAAATACATCTGCTGTTATTTTCTTTGTGTAAAGTTCCCTATAAATCCAAAGATGATTATCATAATCAATAGCAAACCATAAGCAACAAGCAGGAGAAGCATAACCCCAGTCTGCAGCACGAAATTTCTGCCAACCTTTAGGAACTTCAAAAGGATTGACAACATGTACCGACTTATTAAATTCAGGAAATGAAGAATCTTCAAATGCATCCCAGTCTCCATCTAAAAATTGTTTACGCTGTACTTCAGGTAATGAAGCCAGCATAATATAATAATCCTCTGTCTGAGTTAAATAGGGATTATCCTGAAGTTTTGCAGGAATAAATCTTCGTGTAATTACCTTTAGGCCACCTGGTGTATCAATATTAATATCAAAGGCTGTATTTGGCACAGCAGGATCCACGAACATCTCCCGTACCCATTGTGAACCAATGTTTCCTGGATTACCTGTAGATCTCATATAAACAGGAATCTCTGTATCGACTGATCGTAAAGATGATCTTAAAAAATTATATATATCTGGCGAAGGATATTGTGGTAGTTCGTCTACGCCTATCCATGTGTAAGATTGCCCTTGGTAACGTAAAGCGT